AGTGTTGCACTTCAGATGACGGAGGGCGACTCTCTACTGGGTGTTGCTCTTCAGATGACGGAGGACGCCCTGTTTTAGATGTCATTTATTACTTCCGGTAACATCCTTTATCGGAAGTAGGGGGCCTTCTGTGGATAACTTATCCAAAATAAGTTTCAACATCTGACTCAGAATTTAAGCTTAAAGCACGATCAAAAAACCGCTGCCTGTCTTCGTTTTTAAAGTTTTCAAAAAATAAACTTTTCATGTCCACATAACCGCCTCGACTTTCTTCATTGCTGTTAAGCCCTTCGTAGCCCGAATCATGCAAAAATGATATAAATGAATGCCTATGCTTTCCCGTTGCTCTGATACAATCTTTTACGTCTTCAATTGTATAATTACCTCCCTCAACTTTGCCTCGCAATCCTAGTAAGGCACTTAACTCCTCTTTGAAATTATGACTTCTATGCGCGAATGTATACCAATTCTTCGGCTTATTTTCTTTCAACCAGTCAATTGATTTATCTATCGCTAGAAAAAGTTTTCCTTTATTTGCAGACATAATACAACCTTATATAAATATTAATTTTATTATTGAGAGTTAGAAGAAGACTATGGACCAGTCTACCGTTTTAAAGAGCGAAGGGATTTTTCCTATAACTTTTTTCAGCCAACGCCTTAAAGTTAATCCCCTCTAGCTTCGGCACATCCATGCTATCAATCATTAATTCCGTAAACGCCCACACAAGCGCGTCAAGACGATCTGGCGACTTTTCATCATTTGGCGTCCAGGTACAGAGTTGATCTTCTAGCGTGGGAAAAGAACCCAAATGAAAACATTTACCTTGTGTATACAAATTAGCAACAGGCTCCGCACGAATAACCTTGCCTCTAGTCGCGTGTACTTTTTTGTAAGGGATATTCTTATCGACAGAGCGTAAAAGACTCTCGATTAAATCACCGCCGTTATTCACCTCACCGACAATTAAATCAGCGTTCCACTTCTTATATAAAGACACAGCGAGCTTGCACCATTCCAACGGTGGCAGCGTGTCACTCGCATCATCAAGCAAATAACCTTTACCTTCTCGGTCAATTGCAGCAACGACTAAGCCGCACTCATCGCTATCCTCTGTTGATGTCACAGACGGGTCAATCGCAACAACGATGCGCTGGAAATATTCAGGGCTTTCTTTAATTGTTTGCTGATCTAAGCCTTTGCGTGTCCAGAGTGCGCCTGCCGTGTCGTCTAATATCTCAGCCTCAAGCTCCTGACGGCCTAAGCGTGTACCCTCATACTTTTCTTTCATTTTTTTGGTGAATTTAGATGAAAGATTTTTAGAGTTATCAAACGTCGAGCCGCCTGTAATAACCGTGGTTTTTTCCTTAAGAATATCCTTCACTAGTTTTCTAGGTTTCGGTGTTGTCGTGACAAGCACACGATTATCATTACCTAAGCGCACGCAATATTGCAGCATATCCCACGTGTCAACGTCCAAACGCCACGCTGCCAACTCATCACACCAAGCCCAGTGGAATTGAGGCCCACGCAAGCGCTCTGGCTTTTCTGCGGTGAATCCCACACACAAAGAATTATAATCAGGGAATTTAATTTCTTGATCTGAGATATTATAATCAATCTTAATTTTACGCGCTTCAGCTCTTGCAACTAGGCCACTCTCACCCTCGATCATGGTTTTTTTCACATCGTTATAAGTCGGACCGACTAAAGCAATACGTTGCGCTTGGCCTGACAAAATACCATCTAGAACCCACTCAGCGCCCGAACGCGTTTTACCAAAACCACGACCCGCTAGAATAAACCAAGTATCCCAATCGCCAGTCGGGTGATATTGTCCAGCTCGTGCGTTATAGAGCCAGTCATTGCGCAATAAGTGGGCTTGTTGATCAGATAAAGAGTTTAAAAGTTTGCGTTTCTTCTTCATCGGCCAGGATTTTATCGTGTCGAGCCAATTGCCCTCATTCGGTGGTGTCGTTATCCTCGATAAATTCATCAAATAATAATTCGCTGAGCTCTTCTTTGTCAGATTTTTTATTTAGATTAATGTCCGCCTCGACTTTCTGAATATACATGCCTTCAATCTTCGCTAAGCAGTCTAAGGCTTTTATCTTGTCTTGGGCTTTGATGCCTGTTTCTTTATCACCCAGTTGAGATAAAGAAATAAAGGCAAGCTTTGCCATTTCTTGGCGAATGCTGTCATGGTTAATCGAATATTTTTCGTTAATTTTTTTATTTTTCTCAGCAATCCCTTGCTTTACATCAGCATTTGTCAACAATCGCTGACCTTGAGAGCGAGCTGTCTTCTCGCTATATCCTGCACGAATAGCTGCCTGAGTCGCATTAAAATCCTTTAAATATTCATTAACAAATTTCTCTTTTTTTGGCGATAATTTAGCCATTTTCTATAATTTCTATCGGTTTATAGCCTTTTTCTTTCATTTTTTCATCAAAAAATGGCTTTAGCGCTTTGACTAAAGCAGACTCTCTTTTAAAGAGCTTTATCTGTTCCGCAGTCATATTGTTAGAAATATACTTAGGTAATTTTTTGCTAACTACCTTTAATTCGTCATAAACCTCTTTAGCAGAGAGCTTGTTCACGTCGCTCATTATTTATTACCTCAAAATAAAGGTCTAGGGTTCGATCTAACAGTCTGTTAATTTTTCCTATTTTTGAAAGATCACTAGGAAAAATGCGTTTCATTGCATCCCCTCGCGTTCTAATCTCAAATGCTAAATTAAGTAAATCTTCTTTTATTTTTTGCTCAGTCATAATCTGATTCCAAATTTATAATATAGTGGCCAAGCTTCACGCTGTCGCCTCTGTCAAAACATACGCCACCATCATTGCTGGCTATCGGGTGTAGTGCTGGCTTTAACGGTTTTATCGGCGTTTGACCTGGTAGCATGCTGCACGCTGCCATTAAAGTGCTTAGCGTAAAAATCGCTAGGGGTTTTTTGTAGTTCGTCATACTCTCTTTGCTCTCGCTGTCGATCTGCTTGCAACTGTCGCCATCTTAAAGCTGCAAATAAGCTAGAAAATAATTGGCTAGCCGCTTGAATCAAAAACTTAATAAATGAGGCTGTCATAATCCTCCTATTTTTTTGAAAAGTAATTTTTTAAAACATTAGACATAAGCTGCATCGATTCAGCACCCATGTAGCCCGATAATCCGATTAAGCCCGCTGTCATTGCCTCGTTTAAATTAACTGATACACAAAAATAATGCGTAATAACGCCAGCAAACGCAGAGCAAAGCAAACGCGCAATAAAATCTATTGCCGCAAACTTCTCTCTGGTTTCGCTTAAATATTTAATGTAATGAGCAATTGCGCCGAACCAGCATAAGACAAGAAGACCAAACCATTTTAAAATATGGTCATTATCAATCATAATTTTTTATAAGCTGAAACCCACCCCCTTGTGCGTTTAATTTATTCCAGACACAAAAAAACCAGCTTCGAATTGCTGGCTTATTCAATAAGATGTAAAAATCCTATGATAGAAATTTATACGCTTTTTTTAACGAAAAGTCCACCTTTTGCAAAAAATAATTTATCCACCCCCTTAATGCCTACTAACACTCTGGATACTATCGCGCAATATTGCATGTACTTCATCATAACGTTTTTTATGCCGGTGACTATAAGTCTTTACCTCAGCACCCAAAAACTCCGCCCTTTCTCTATCAAGCATACGTCCAAAGCCAGTACCATTACATGCACTACACTCATGATCATAATTCATCGCTATCGCTTTAGGCTTCTTAACCTTACTTTCTTTATCTTCAACCCACCCCCGAACCTTTCTTAATATCTCACCACTCGTTACACTGTACTTGTTTGTTAAATGATTAACTTTCTTGCCATAAGTAACTAGATCACCATCTACCTTGTAACCATGCACATATTTCTTATACTCAATTTCAATTGACCGCCATTTCTCATCAACTTCCTTTACCTTAGCAATCTTTCTAATCTTATACTTGCTTGGCACTGCTCCTCTCCCTTTGCACTTGTTACATATATCATTCAAGCATACTTCTTGTATTGATAAATCAACGTATTTTCTAGCCGTGTCAGAGCGCAAACTAAACATTTTATGGACTTTGACCAACAATAACCCCCTTAACTCTGGCACATAATGCAGGTCGTTTAAATATCTCACTTGAAACGCCAATGACGCCATACGATCAGCAAAAGCCAATGATGCCCCTATCTCCGGTCGTGTAATTGCATTGTGCGACTTGTGAAACGGCATGCCATCAAGGCTAATACTTTTCTCTTTGAATGCGGTGACTAAGGTTTCGGCTTTCACTCTATAACTCTCCGTGA